TACCAAGGGTGCCATTGTGCCATCCGGCACACAGGGAGCAGCGACTCACTAGGAGACGCCCTACCCCGTCAAAGGTTCTCCGATGCTTAGGTGAACCTTATGTTTGTATCCTCTCCACGGAGAACGTCCAATGGAACGTCCTCCACCACACAGACCGCCCTTTTGAAGCTTGGATCCTCATCGGATCCTCAATATGCTTCTTCTGAAGCGGCCTTAGCAGCAGGTTTAGCAGCTGTTGGAGCTGGTACCGTCAACACCCCGAAGGGTGAGACGCTCCGCGCTAACATGCAGTCCGGACGAACGGGTGTAAACACGTTCAGAAATACTCCGTACTTCTGCAGCTATCGCAACTACAGTAACTCTGGCCGCGTCGCAGTCTCCTTGCGGAGAACTTCGACAACGTTTATACAGGAATCTTTTCCTCTATTAACGGGCTCGACGCACTCTAGTGGCATTGGTGTGGCCGACTACCTTACGGATATCAATCCGAATGGTGGTAATCTATCTTGGCAGGGTATCTATAACCGTGCCTTGATGATCAATCAAAAGAACAGAGCCATCGCTGAAGCCCGCGTAAAAGCGGCCAATAAGCAAATGGATCTAGCCGAGACCCTTGTGGATCTCGACTCGACGGTTCTCTTGATTGCGGAGAGGGCTTTGCAGGTGTTGCGAGCCTTCAAAGCAGCAAGGAAAGGCAATTTTGCTGAAGCTCTTTCGATCTTCGGCATTACCGCCCCTGGAAAGGGACATCCTGGATATAAGCGTTATAAGCCGCCTCGTCCTGGGAATTTCACCCACGACGTGGCTAACTTTTGGCTCGAAATCCAATATGGATGGCTTCCCTTGCTATCGGACATTGCCAGTGCGGTTGATCTCGTCAAATCCATGATGAATGGATCCGAGTATCATTCCACGGTCGTTCGGCGTATCGAAACTGGATTAGCCGTGAGGCTACCCACTACGAATACGTCGAGATTCCCTGACTACGAATCTAGCGGAGACGCTAGAACGTCGGTCGAAGTTCGATATCGCTTTCGAGTCAATGATGCTTTCGCATCATTCCTTAATAGCTTATCGATCCTCAACCCGGCGTACGTAGTTTGGGTCAGTCTTCCTTTTAGCTTCGTTGTTGATTGGTTTCTACCAATTGGCACGATGCTGGAAGCCTTGACCGGTCACATTGGCTTGACATTCACCAGCGGATACGTCACCACTAGATCGTGGGGACATCAGATCGTCACCGCTACTTCGGCTAATCCCTTAATCGGGTACCCGAAGGTGGCCTCAAGTGGCCGTGCGACGACGATTGCGGAGAGAGCCTATATGCAACGAGAAGTGTTTCTCTCGTGGCCTGGCTTTCTTCCGTATATCCGCTTTCCTTTCAGCTCGAACCAACGCGTGGCATCAGCCATTGCGTTAATTCACACCTCAAGGAGAGGTAAATAAATGCCTGCACTCCAAAGTCTGGTCCTCACAGACCGGACACCCGTGACGCCAGTCAACATCACTTTCGTCCCTCGGGGTAAGGACCCCAAGGGCGTTGGTGAAGTCGTGGCGAACACCGGTGTTCCTATCGGGGAGAAGCGCTGCACCGTTTCTATGACGAAACGTGGTACGCGCTTCATCGGCCAGGTCCGGCTCGTCTTGCCGGTCGTGGTTACTGAGACCATCAATGGTGTCAGTAGCCCGGTTGTTGTCCGTACCGCCTACGCTAACCTGGAAGTGTCGTTCGACGAGAAGTCGACCGAGCAGGAGCGCACAGATGCCATTGGACTGATGTCCTCGGCTCTGGGCACCGGCAAGGTCCTCGTCAACGACGCTCTGGTTAAGCTGGAGGAAGTTTACTGATGACGGCAATCGTCGTCGTCGGTATTCTGGGTCTGAGTGCTGGAGTCTTCGGACTCCTGACACTTCAGGCTGCCGGCTGTAATGTTACAGTTGGGAGCTCACTGTTGGACCTTTTGGCCCTGCAGTGCCCTTTGCTCTAGCAATTCCGCTAGAGCATCTGGATCTACTTATCGTGGATCCTTGGACACAACCCTGGAGGTGGAGCAATCATGCCCACTAGACGTTCAAGATCATTAGATCTGAACACCCCCCGTGCCAACTATCTCGTCTTCAGAGAAACCCTTCTGGGTCTCTTGGATCAAGACGACTCTTTCAAGGCTCAATATCTCCGAGCCGAGTTCGAGTCGAAACTCCTTGATCCGGAGTTCTCCGATGCACCGGATAAGCGTCGCAGTGCTGCCATTAATAAATGGCTCGACTGCGAGGTACGTAACCGGGATACCAACGTTCGCCTAATGCACTCTGATGAGACGGATTTCCTCTTTCTTAATGATCGAGGTTTTCCTATCTCTTCTGAGGACATTCTCACCAAGGCAAGAGAGTTCATTCTCTCTCTCCTGGGTGATGTTGTTCCATGGGAGACCCTCAGAGGGTCTTTCAGTGGAGGGGCGTCAACGTCCTTTAAACGGGACGTCGGGATGATAGCCCGCAAGTACCAAATGGGGTCGAACATCACAGAAAGGGCCATAGGCCCCTTCTATAAGCTGGTTTCTACCTGCTTATGGATACCGCATACGACAGCTGTCGTACCCGGCAATGTAATGTTCACTGTTCCCAAAACTTCCGTTATTGACAGGTGCGCCGCTAAGGAGCCTGAATGTAACATGTACATCCAGAAGGCTGTCGGCGATTTTATTCGCCGACGTCTCCTGCGTGTCGGGATCGATCTTAACGATCAAACCGTTAACCAACGGCTTGCTCGGGAAGGTGCAGCCAATGACGAATTGGCTACTATCGACCTGTCATCTGCTTCGGATTCTATTACGAGGCAGTTGGTATTAAGACTCCTCCCGGACGAGTGGTTTTACCTCATGGATGATATTCGGTCACCATTGACCGATATCGATGGAACACTTCATGTAAATGAAATGTTCTCTTCCATGGGTAACGGGTTCACGTTTGAGCTTGAGACCCTGATATTCTGGGCCTTAACTCGGGCGTGTGCCTGGTTCACTCGTATCAAAGGAAGAATCTCTGTCTATGGAGATGACATAATCTGCCCTTCTGGGCTAGAGGAGTCATTACTTCAGGTGCTTGATTTCTGTGGTTTCAAGGTTAACACCAAGAAATCACATTTTCATGGACCGTTCAGGGAATCATGTGGTTCTCACTGGTTCTCCGAACATGAAGTGACCCCTTTCTACGTGAAAGAGATCCCCATGGATGTAAGCGGTTGGATCCTTCTGTGCAATTCCTTGCGCAGATGGGCGAGGGTCGAAGATATTTGCGACCCCCGTTACTACGAGTTGTGGAAACTCGCAGCGTCCAATGTCCCGAAACCCTTCTGGGGTGGATGGGACTTGTCTACCAGGAACATTTTGTGTGCTCCTGGCCGCTTACCGCTCGCTGCCCTGACGTTTAAGCAAAAACGTCATCGGCGATTGGAGAGAGAACTTGCCCACGGTGCGTACATTCACTGGTTAGACACCAGGGACTGTAATACCACCCAACCTTCGCTTTCGACTTCCGTCATGAGCTATGACGGTCCTCTGAGTGTTGGTCGTGTAAAATGGACACGTTCTAGGGATATCCCCTTATTCCCTCAGGAACTTGGGGTTAACTAGCCCTCCGGTATCGGAGGT